TCGGGGCACAAAAGTACGATGAAGAAAACTGGCGTAAGCTAGAGAATGCCCAGAAGCGTTATACAAGTGGTGCATTACGGCATATATTCGCCCACATGGATGCAGAGTTACAAGACCCAGAAACAAATTATTCACATCTAGCACACGCTATTTGCTGCTTGATGTTTAAACTAGAGTTGGAGTTAGAGAATGGCAAGAGCAACAGTAAAGAAAAAGAGTTACGAGAACTTATCGAATCAAAACATAGAGAAGGTGATAGCACTTCTAAGCCCCAGTTCTTCGGAAAAACCTATAACAAAGAAAGAAGCCTGTGATATTCTAAATATAGCCTATAACACAACTAGGCTGAATAAGATTATCGAGGATTATGAGGACAGAAAAGCATATGTCAAGAAAAGAAAACAGTCTCTGCGAGGTCGTCCTGCGTCACGCGAAGAAATCGCTGAAGCGTGCGAAAGCTACCTCACAGGAGATACTATCACAGATATCAGCAAGTCACTCTTCAGAAGTCCATCCTTTGTACGGGCTATTCTTGAAAGAGTTGGAGTCCCGCAAAGACCCGCAGGAAAAGACGAAAGACTGACAGCTCACTACTACCCTGATGAGTGTATGTCTGATGATTTTGTAGAGGGCGAGGTTGCCTGGTCGGCTACATATCATGCGGCAGTAGAAGTTAAGAGCAGACTTACCCCCGAGTTTTTAGCCGGTAAAAAGGGTATGACCGCTTTTGATTACGAGAAGAAGTATGGATGTCCTGCATACTCTATCTATGTTCGTCAAAAGGTAGAAAATGAGGACACCTTCTTTTCAAATGTAGTTTCGGGCGGGTTCTCTGCGTATGCTCCTGCCTATGAGCTATGTAAGCTCGAACATTTACGAGATTACGGAGTAAGAATCGAGAGGTTGTAAAAAATACTTCTTGACAAGATGGTTAAAATCCGCGTATAATATCTTTTCAAATTGAGTTGAAGGAAGAAAAAATGTCGGACAGATTCTATACTCAACAACTACAAGCACTGGGTAATTGCCCAGGAAACAAAAACCCTAACAAGAGGACACGCAAAGTGGCTTGGGACGACGATAAAAAAGCACAAGCAGTATCAATGTACGAAGAAGCAGAACCAACTCCAGAGACCAGTATGGAGATTGTGAAAGATATTGCAGAAGAACTAGACGAATCACCTAATGGTGTTCGTATGATCTTAACAAAAGCTGGCGTTTATGTTAAGAAAACTCCCGCCGCTAAATCTAGCGGAGGTACTACAGGAGGCGGTACTCGTGTATCTAAAGCAGCTGCTGCAGAAGCACTTATTGCCGCACTTGGAGATGCAGGTCAAGAAGTAGATGAAGAAATCATTGCTAAGTTGACTGGTAAAGCATCTCAGTATTTCACTAAAGTAATTCAAGCAATTAACGAAGGTTAAATACTAACCCTGCTAGTTTCGGCTAGCGGGGTATTCTTGTATCTAGCAAAAGCACCTCGCAGTAAGTAGATTCGCAATAAAAATTGCTGAATTACTACCAAGGAGCTAAAGTGAAAAAGCAAGAACTAGCACGTTTAGTGCATGACTATGGGGATGCCGTTATTACTTATCGTAGCGAACACTCCAAAAAGCTAAAGTACAATGTTTGTACTCTGGACTTCACAACTCCCTACATTCAGAAAAAGAAGAATAGAGCCAAGGAAACTGACAATACTCTTCTTTTCTTCTGTTGGGATACCGATTCATACCGATTACTCAGACCCGCTAATGTGTCTAGTGTAGTACCTTTGTCTTCCATTCTCAAGAATGAGGGTAGAAGATAATGGATTTACATCAGGCTCCAGAAGCATACTCTCGTGTAATACACTATGATGAAGTAAAACAAATACAGATAAGACTTACCATTAATACTTTTCGAGACGTAGAGTATATGCATTTGCGTAAATACTATATGGATTTCGAAGAAGAATGGAAACCCACACCCGAAGGAGTAGCAATGCCTCTTGATCTTTCTAACTCGAGAGAAATGTTCGCAGGTTTGATAGAGATATTATCTTTAGCAGAGTCTAAGAGTTTAATTGAAGAACACTTTTCAGATTTAATTCAGGATCTATATAAATAGTTCTTGACAAACTTGCTTAAGTTCCGTATAATATACTTTCTTATTTAGGAGAATACCATGCAGAGCTTTTTAGACAAGATGAGTCAGTTGTACTACGAAGGTACGCCCGCTATCTCTGATGCGGAATTTGACCTTCTAGCAGATAAGCACAACTATACTAAAGTGGGTTACACTGTTACAGATGCTGTAAAGCACGCGTACCAGATGTACTCTCTTCAGAAGTGCTTTGACCTCAACGATGCTCCTCTGCCTATTGATGAATGTATTGTTACCCCTAAGTTAGATGGTGCGGCAGTGTCTCTTCTATATGTTGACGGCAACCTTGAACTCGCTCTCACTCGTGGAGACGGCATTCAAGGTCGTGACATTACAGATAAGATGCGTCAGTTAGTTCCTAATGAGTGCAATGATACTGGACTCATGCAGATTACTGGCGAAGTTGTTGCTCCAAGTAGTGTACCTAACTCTCGTAATTTCGCTTCGGGGTCGCTTGGACTTAAAGGATCTTCGGGTCTAGAAGAGTTCAAGAAACGCCCGTTAGTATTTGTAGCATACGATGTTACACCAAGTTGGACTGCTAATTATGCTTGTGGCCTTGAGCTATTGCATAAGATGGGTCTAAATGTGGTTACTCGCTTTAAAGCAGATGCCTATCCTCAGGATGGCAAAGTATATCGTCTCAAGTCAAATGCAAAATTCGATGCATTAGGTTACACTTCTAAACACCCACGAGGTGCTTTTGCTCTGAAAGAGCAGGTATCTGGAGTGGAGACCACACTGTTAGATGTAGTATGGCAGTTGGGTAAGAGCGGAGTTGTAAGTCCAGTGGCTATTCTCGACCCTGTGGTCGTGGGAGATGCTACGGTATCGAGAGCAACTCTGCACAATATTGAGTACATACGCGACCTCAATCTCGAAATAGGTTGTAAGGTAGAGGTTATCCGCTCTGGTGAGATCATACCTCGGATTGTTAGGAGATTAGATTGATTGCTACCTGCAAAAAAATAATTCTTGACAGAAACCTTAAAAGTCCGTATAATACTATTTCAATTTCAGAGGAATCACGATGACCATGATCGAAGCCCCAACAAACTGCCCTAGCTGTGGTTCGGTGTTAGAAAGTGTAAATCATCTTCTGTATTGTAGAAATCCACACTGTGGTGAGAAAGTTGCAAAACTTATCGAACACTTTGCAAAGACTTTGAAGATCAAAGGTCTCGGCCCTGCTACTATTGCTAAACTAGATATTGTCTCCCTAGAGGAACTTTATGATAGAAGCGTAGAAGATATTGCCGAGTCCCTAGGCTCAGAGCGACTTGCTGTAAAGTTAGTAGATGAGTTGCAACGATCTCGCGGTGCTCCACTTAATGTGTTGCTACCTGCATTTAGTATACCTCTCATTGGTAAATCAGCATCGGAAAAGCTATCCAAAGTCTGCGAAGACATCGAAGATATAGACTACGATATGTGCCGACAAGCTGGGCTTGGTGAGAAGTCTACGGCTAATTTGTGTGAATGGCTTGAGAATGAGTATTATCAAGTATCCTTACTACCTTTTAGCTTCAAGTTTGAAAAGACTCAAACAACAAACATAACCCACGGCACGGTTTGTATTAGTGGTAGACTAAAGAGTTACAAAACGAAAGCCGAGGCTCATAACAAACTACAAGAGCTTGGTTATGCGGTCAAGACTAGTTTGACCAAGGATGTCACCATCCTAGTAAACGAAAGCGGAGTTGAATCTGCTAAAACTAAGAAAGCCAGAGATGCTGGCGTTCAAATCATAACTAACCTTTTAGATTTTATTGGAGAATAATAAAATGGCACTACCTAAGTGGACTGAAGAGCGCACTAATGCTCTTACTGATTTTGTCGGTGGCGAAAGCCCCGTATCCCAAGCTACTGTTGCGGAAGCAGCTGTACAGCTTGAAACCTCTACTCGTTCCATCTCTAGCAAATTGCGCAAGATGGGTCATGACGTAGAGCTGGCTTCTGCCAGTGCTTCACGCGCATTTACCGATGCTCAAGAAGCTACCCTTGCAGCTTTTGTTTCTGACAACAGCGGCACTTATACTTATGCTGAAATCGCTTCTCACTTTGAAGATGGCGCATTCTCAGCCAAGTCAATCCAAGGCAAGATTTTGTCTATGGAATTAACTGGACACGTTAAGCCTGCTCCTAAAGTTGAAGCTGTACGCACGTACTCTGAAGCTGAAGAAGCTACTTTCGTTAAGATGGTTAACGATGGCGCTTTCGTAGAAGCTATCGCTGACGCTCTTGATCGTTCAGTAAACTCTGTACGCGGTAAAGCTCTTAGCTTGCTTCGTTCAGGCGACATTGATGCTATCCCTAAGCAAGAAGTTACTAAGGGCTCCTCTAAGGAAGATCCTTTGGCTGACATCGCTGACATCGGTAGCCAGACTGTCGAAGCTATCGCAGAGCAAATTGGTAAGACCGCCCGTGGCGTTAAGACTATGCTCACTCGTCGTGGCCTTTCAGCCGCTGACTATGATGGCGCTTCTAAGAAAGAAAAAGCTTCAGCTTAATCCTTCTTAGTACACACTAAGGGCAGTCTCTTCGGGGTCTGCCCTACATTTTAGATTTGAAATCGGGAGACTTTCAATTGAACATCGCTAGTGCGCTTATTAAGCAAGTGCTTACGCTACAGGACTTTCAGACCTGGAGTGTAGCGCATAAGCAATACTTTGCAACTGAGTATCATAGTCTGTATAAGATTATTGATAAGCATTGTGAAGAGTTCCATAGAATGCCTACGATTGAAGATCTAAAGTTTGAGATTCGTGATTCAGCTACTCGAGAGAAACTCTACGCAGTAGAAGCAGTTGAGGTCGATGCAGACCCTCAGATGCTTCTCGAGTATTTGAAGAACGAATATACTCAAAAAGAGATTCTGGACTCACTTGAAGATTATATTGAACATTCTGTAGCATTTGAAAATGCTCAGGAATCAGTAAACCACCTACATCAGATCGTCCTAGACGTTGAAGATAAGGTTGATCTCGAAGACCCACAAGAAAGTATGCAACGTATTGACTTGTTTGAGCCAGAAGAAGATTTAGCCAGGTATATGGCCCTCGGACTCAATGAAGAGTACGACCACGACATCAAGTTTTCTCCTAGAGATCTTGTTATGTTCGGCGGTAAACGGGGTGCTGGTAAATCTGTCATTTGTGCAAACATTGCAACCAGTGTTTACGCTTCAGGTAGATCGGCTATGTATTTCACTATTGAGATGGATAGTCGGTCGATCCTTCAACGATGCTGTGCTATCGCTACAGAAGTTCCTTTTTCTCGCCTCCGTACTCAGAATCTGAGCGTAGCCGAGTGGGAGAAAGTAGCTACGTGGTGGGCAGGTCGTTATGTTGATGGACAAGACCGCTTGAAGGAGTATAGACAACACCGTAACTTTGAGAAGTTGCATACATCACTAAAGAACACCTGCGAGCTTCTCCCGACTCAGCAGTTGGACGTAGTGTACGATGCTTCTCTCACTCTCTCCAAGATTCGTGCCGAGCTTGACAAAAAAGTCAAACCTCTGAATGTTGGTGTTATTATTGTTGACTATATTAATCAGGTAAAGCGGTCGAGTCTACCTTCTCGTGGAGGCCAGTACGACTGGACTGAACAGATTGAAGTAAGTAAAGCATTGAAGTCAATGGCACAAGAGTATGACTGTACTGTAATATCTCCCTACCAAACAGACGCAACTGGTGAAGCACGATTCGCTAAAGGTATTCTTGATGCGGCAGATGCCGCCTATGCTTTGGAGACTTGGGATCATGAGGACGAATGCATTACATTTAACTGTGTAAAAATGCGTTCAGCTTCCATGAACTCTTTCAGCTCTAAAGTAGATTGGGATAGCCTAAAGATTGGCCCAGAGACTGCAATGACTCCTAAAGAGAAAGATGATTCCTCGCACAAGACTGGCGAAGATATTGATGATCTTTAAAAATATTTCTTGACTTTTTATCTTCTTTTGCGTATAATATACGGATACTTAAAAGGGGTAAAGCATATGGCACTTACATTCGGCAGTTTACGACACACTAGCTCAGGTAGAAAGCGAAAGCCTTTACCTAAGTCTAAGCGTTACACGCCTAAATTTCAGCCACTACAAGAGACTACCACCTATCGTAGAGAAACTCCTGAGTACAAATCTTACGATCAGGGCGGACACAATACAGAATTAGTAGAAAAACCAAAGCTAGATAGTAAGTATACGATTGCACCTGCATACAACAAGGGTGCATACCAAGTAATTAGTAGAGACAATGTTAAGGATATCGGACGTTGACAGTAGAAGAACTACTAACATCAAAAGATGTTTATTTTATACCCAAAGGCGCAGATGCTATCGTTCGTTGTCTCAACCCAGAGCACGATGATAGAAATCCTAGTATGCGGATTGATAAGATCACGGGAGTATTCCAGTGTTTTTCCTGTGGCTATAAAGGAAACATTTTTACCCATTTTGGTGAGAAAGCAAACCAACTACAACTAAGACGAGAATTACTAAAAAAGAAAATTAGAGAGAAGAGGTCTGAGTCGGTTGGTTTGTCTTTCCCCAAAAATATTATACCCTACACGGGTAGTTGGAGAGAGATCAAACCTGAGACATACAAAAAGTTTGAAGCTTTTCAACATCATGACCCTGATCATATTGGTCGTATTG